GCGGGCAACTATACGAAACCGTCGATGCGCAAGCGCATCTTCGAGAAGGTCAAGGCCGGAAGTAAAGGTGGTCGTCCCGGTCAGTGGTCCGCCCGCAAGGCGCAGATGGTCGCCCGTGAGTACAAGGCCAAGGGCGGAGGGTACACGTCATGAAGAAGCCCCAACAGTCCCTGCGCGACTGGACCGACCAGAAGTGGCGCACGTCCAGCGGCAAGCCCAGCCTTGAGACGGGTGAGCGGTATCTGCCCGACAAGGCGTGGGCCAACCTGACTGCGGCGGAGAAGGCCGCGACCAACGCGGCCAAGCGGAAGGGCATGCGCGCCGGCAAGCAGTTCGTGCGCCAGCCCAAGGAGATTGCCAAGAAGACGGCGCGGTATCGTTGATGAATTGCGTAATCGGCTCCCTGCCCCACCACCAGTATGTATGGGTGGACACCGCCGTGACGCACCGGGAACCGCAGGGGTTCGCCCCGGCGGTGTGGTTCGGCCTTGTGTCCGTCCCCGGTCGGATGTGGGGCTGCAACGTGATGTTCGAGAACGGAGCCATTTACCGGAACATCCCCTTGCACGCCCTTGCCTCGTCGGCGGAGCCCGCCTGCCGTGACTGGTCCGCCCAGCAGGCGCAGCAGTGGGATTGCTACGGCCACCACTGGTCCGCCGTGCGCTACGAGTACCTGCGAAGTTTGCGCTGCAAAGTGCGGGCCAAAGACCAAGACGCCTATGGGGAGTACCTGTTCACCGCGTCGCCGATTGGCGATGCGTTCACGGAATCCCCGGAGCAGGCCAAGGAATTTGTATTCGCCCGCTTAGAGAATGGGCGGTTCAGCGTGCAACCGACGGACCGCATTCTTTTCGAGGAGAGGTCGTTCACGCGCCACGACTGGCGGTGGCCGACCGGGTTCAAACGCCAGACCGAGGTTTACTCGGCGGAGTAATCTTTATGCTACCAGCTTATGCTTGCGTTCCTTCCGGCACCGGCCGTTGACCGCTGCGCATCCACTCTAGGCAGAGCAGGTACCCGTGCGCATCTACCAAGTTATCGTCCTTGGGCTTATGCGCTTCACGTCTTAACTTGAGGCCAACCATCATCAGTGCCACCTCGTCGGGCGTAATGTTGGTGCGCAACTTGGCGGACAAAATGCCTGACCAGATTAGGGCGATCCCGCTAAAGTCGGACTCCGGAGTACCGTACGAGTCGTTTCGATCACCAAGAATTAGGGCGGCAGCTTTATCTGCATTGTTCATGGCGTTAGTTTGACAGAGATCCCACGCTTCTCCGCGATCAGCTTCCGCTCTTCGCGGGTGAGCCCTACACGGATCATGCCCAGTCGGTCGGTCTGGTTTCGGACCACGCTGGGCTGCACCTGCAACGCCGAGCAGATCTCCTTAACCGACCGCATCTCCAGCAACATCTGGCAGATCTTCTCGCCTTGGGGGTGACGTGGCTGGCTCACGACTTGCGGCCTATGACTCGCGCTCCTGCAATGTTTCACGGGCAATCTCCCGCACGGCATCCATCCTATCCCGCGGAGTTATGACGAAGTCGCAATCTTGTAGACGTTTAAGGGCGGAACGTAACTTGAGGTTCTCCCGCTGCAGTTCGGCAATGGCGGTCCGGAGCGCGGCCTCCCGCGAGGCGCCCGCCCCGTTGACCCGTGCCTGCTCCAGCAGTTCGTCCTGCAGGCGGGCGATGGTGTTGGCGGCGATGTCGGCGCTCACGGCTTCTTCCCTTTCCGCGCACGCTTCGTTGCCGGTCTCTTCTTCATCGTCCGACGCATGCTGCGGGCGCATTCCCGACTGATTCTCTGCATCAGGGCAACAAGATGCCGTTGCATCTGATCCTTCCGCATGTCCTCAACCCCCTCCGGCAGGTGATCCTCCAAGAAGTCCGCTAGCTGCCGATTTTGTGGCGTCAACAGGAACCAAGCCACCAAGTATTTCACCCGCAGCTTGCTCCACAAATAACGGAATGCCAAGGCGTCCGTTTGGTACTCTTCCAGTTTGGATTGGGCGATGTCGGCGCTCACGCGTCCACCCCTTTCCGCGTTTCCTTGAGCTTTCGCTTGTAGTAACTGACCTGTACTTGCAGCTGGTTGATGCGGCGGTTTTTAAGCGTGAGCCGTTCGGACAGCCCATCTTGGTCGGTATCAATCGGAACCAGTTGATAGCCGAAATATCGGAACAGCGTGTTGATTATGGTCATGGTAAAATTAGGATGGGCCTCCCTTGCGCCACGGCTCGTCCAGCATCTCCTTGAGAGCGTTAGTCGCAATTGGATAGGTGACTGAACCCTCGTGCGACATCAGGATTTTGGTGTCGACGTGCAGGTCGAAGCCGGACTTCCGGGCTAGCAGGCAGAACTGGTAGTCCTCAGAGATGTACATGTTTGGCTCGTCCAGCCGTTCGGTCAGGATCTCGTTGATCCGCTCGTACGCGATGCCCGGCAGATCCTTGTACTGCTCCATCGCCGCACGGATCCGCTCGATCCGACCGGCCGGCGTGTTCTTGCCGTACACCCCCATGGGGAAGAAGTCGGTCATGTGCCTCGGGTTGCGGTTCGGGTCGATGATGGTGACCCGGCTGTCCGGATTATCCTCGGCGATCTTCCGGAAGACGTGGGTCTTGATCTTGGAGAAACCGATGGAGCAACGCTCCGCCTTCATCAGTCCCTGCTCGTCGCTCACCGCGCCCGGCATCAAGTTCAGGTGCCAGTGCGTCTTGAGCGTGCGGGTCGAGTAGATGAAGGACACGATGTCTTTGTCGTACGCCGCCAGCCGCTGCAGCGCGGGGATGGTCCGGTCGTCGCCGTCCACCTCCAGCTTGAGATCCTTGTCCCAGAAGATCAGCTCATCGAAGTTGTGGGTCAGGGCGTACTCGGCGATCTCGTTGCGCGCCTGCATGACCGCCGGCCCGTCGAGCAGCACGAACTCGAACTGCACGTCCGCGGTGTTCAGGCGCGAGACCATGACGGCCGAGCGCAGGTAGGACTTGGGCACGTCGCCCTTCAGGGGTGTGCCGATGAGGATTCGTTTAGGCATGATTCATTGTAAGGAGGAACAGCGGAGTCTTGGGTCCAACATACGTTCCGGCTACGTCGAACCAGAAAAACTCCTCGGCATCCTCCGGGTCCATCTTCTCGGACAGGATCCGGATGCAATCGTCGACGGAGTACACCGCACGGGGCGTGTCCCCGGTTATGTCCACCCCAAGAAATGCGTCTTCCAGACCGTCGGCTAAGAGGACCGTAAGTTCACGCTCCTCCAACCAGTCTTGGATATCCTTCCGGGTCAATCGGCACCTCACCACTTCACCTTGTTGGACCAGTACGCGGCCGACATCTTGCCCTTGGCGATGTTCTTTGCGTGCCGCGCCTTGAAGGACTCACGCCGTTTGCGGTAAGATTCGCCTTCGCCCGCCTTCTTGGGCGACCCCGACACGCCCTGCTGGCCGAAACGGATGGTCTTCACCTGCGAACCCTCCTTGGCCACGACGATGTGAGACTTTTTCGGGTGTCCCGGCGTGCGCTTCGGGCGGTTGTAGCCCTCCACGCCCGCGTTTTTCAGGATGTAGTCACGTACGCCCTTATCCATGGTCAGTTTTTCCCTTTCTTCTTTTTGACCTTCTCGGGCAGCGCCTTGAACGACTTGCCCTGCTTCTTCATTTCCTCCGCGAAACGCTTAGCCACGGCGGGTTCCTTGGCGTACAGGTAACGGAGCTGGTCCTTTGATGCGAACGGCATGATGTTATTCGGGTTTGCAGTGAATGGACAGGTAGCACTCGACGATGTTGTTCACCTCCGAGGTGACTGAACGGCGGTTTTTCCGGGCGAGCTTTTTCAATCTGGCTTCCAGCCTCGGGTCAATGCGGATTTGCAGTGGGAGCTTTCGCACCATGTCTTGACAGTGGGGATTAATTCCCCATCGTCAACACCGAAATGAAGGATCCGCGGAGCTTTGCCGATTCGTACCAGCCTGACTTCGGCATTGACTGGGTTCCGCCCATCCCGCCCGACGACCTGAAGCGGATGAATCACGACCAGCTGGTCAAGTACGCCACCGCCCGCAAGTATGCGGAGCTGCGGGCGGACGAGAACCCGGTCGGCTCAGGCTGGGTGCTGCCCTCTTGGCGCATGGTGATGGATGCGTGGAAGAAGTACCCGATCATCGTCATCCTCGGCGGCCAGCGAAGCGGCAAATCCACGCTCGCCAGCCGCCTGTGCGTCTGGGCCGCGGGCACGATCCCCTCGGCGGAGGTGCGCGCCTACCACGTCAACGAGGCGCGTTCCATCGAGGACCAGCAGCGGTTCATCTGGGACTCGCTGCCCATCGGCATCCGCACGATGCCGACCAAGAAGGGCATCTTTCACTCGGTGCAGTACAGCCAGAAGAACGGATTTACCGACAACGTGTGCATCCTGCCGCCGTTGCCCGGCGCCAAGCGGGGTGGCACCATCCTGTTCGGCAACTACCGCCAGTACCAGCAGGACGCGCAGGTGACGGAAGGATTCAAGTCCCACCTGATCTGGGCCGATGAGGAAGTTCCGCCCAAGATGTTCGAGACGTTGGTTTACCGCACCACCGACTTCCGTGGCCGGCTGCTCCTCACGTTCACCACGCTGCAGGGCTGGACCCCGCTGATTCAGGACATCCTCGGCAAGACGCGCACGATCCACAAGCGGCGGTCGCCCCTGCTCAACGTGGACCTGCCGATCATGCAGGAGTCGCTCTCCCGCAAGGGCGCGGCGATCTTTTACTTCTGGACGATGGACAATCAGTTCATCGACACCAAGGACTTCGTCTCCAAGATCCGCGGGCGCTCGCGGGAGGAAGTCCTCGCTCGTGCGCATGGCATCCCGACCAAGTCGATCAGCGGCGCCTTCCCCGGATTCAACAAGGAAGTCAACGTCGTGCCGCACGACATGCTGCCGTTCGTCAAGGATCCGGAGTATCCGGTGACTCGATACATGGCCATTGACCCGGCAGGCTCGAAAAATTGGTTCATGCTCTGGGTTGCGGTGGACGCCGACAATACGTGGTGGGTGTACCGCGAGTGGCCCGATTACGACGACTGGGCCGTGGCTGGCAGCGGACCGGAGGGCAAGGCCGGTCCGGCGCAGAAGGGATCCAAGAAGGGCATCCGCGATTACGTTGAGCTGATCCGTGCGGCCGAAGGTGATGAAACGATCTTCGAGCGTTTCATCGACCCGCGGCTGGGTGCGGCCGAGAAGCAGGCGGCCGAAGGGGCCGTGACCATCATCAGTCAACTGGACGATGAAGACATGACGGTTGTACCTGCACCGGGCGTAGACATCGACAACGGCCTGCAGTTGATATCCGACAAGCTGGCCTACGACGAGACCAAGGAGGTCAGCAGTGTGAATGCGCCACACTTGTTTGTCAGCGAGCGGTGCGCTAATTTCATTTACGCGATGCAGGAGTACACTGCCAAGGGCGGTAAGGACGAGGCAACCAAGGATCCAATTGACGCGCTCCGCTACATTGCTGTATCAAACCCACAATTCTATGAGGAGTCGGACATCGCCGATTCTACCAACCGCACTGGAGTCTACTGATGAAGAACGCCAAGGAAAAGAAACCTAAGAACATTTCCCGCCATTCGTGGCAGAAGTCTATTCGCCTTGCGGCCAAACGCCATCGGCCGTCCCCCAAACGCAACTTTGACGTTGCCCCTTGACAATAGGCCAGTCCACAGGACAGCCTGTCGCCAGTGAGTTCGTTCACGGGCACAAATATTGACGAGGTCGGTCAGGATCCTAGCCTCCAGCAAGCCCCGAAAGGCGAGTCGGGTCCGGATTTTGGCGCGCTTAAAAAGTCCTTCGAGGACTGCGTGTCCAACCTGCAACCATATATTGATCAGTGCCGAGAAAACTACGATACTCGGTTTGCTCTTTGGGATGGCCAGTCGGCGGACGGCCGTAAACACTCTCGGGAAGGATCCAAAATTGATCCCACCCCTTGGGACGGGGCATCTGATCTGCGGGTCTTCCTGACGGATGAGGCGATTAACGCCAAGGTCGCGATGCTTTGCATGGCTTTCCGCAAGGCAAACCTCATTGCCGTGCCAGTTGAGGGTAATGACTTAAAGCGAGCCAAGGTTGTCGCTGGTTTTATGCGCTGGCTAGTCCAGACGCAAATTCCTGAAATTGACCGGGAGGTCGAACTTCTTTGTAACTACTTGTACGAGAAGGGAGTTGCAGTTACTGGCCAGTTTTGGGAGTCCACTCAACAGAAGACCTTGATCACCTTGACTGCGGCAGATCTGCAGCGTCAATACCCACAAGGTGATGTGCAGGTTTTGTTGACTGACCCGTCAATGTCGGAAACGCTGTCTGCTATCTTCGAGGAAACTTACGGCTGCAGTAAGAAGAAGGCCGCTCGGATGATTCGGGAGCTGCAGGCCGATGGTCGCACTACGGTTCCAGTGGTGGGTAAAGAGAAATCCCGACCAGTCGTGCGGGCATTTAACCTCGACGAGAACCTGTTTATTCCGCAGCACTCGACCGACCTCGAGACGGCCTCAGCCATTTACCGTGTCCAGTATTTTTCGCCAGAGCAGTTGCGCTCGTTCGTCAACAGCGATGGCTGGGACGAAGCTTGGGTTGAGGAAGCTATTTCCACTTGTCGGGGAAAGCTGATCACCTCTACACCTGACGAATTTGTCCGCGTTCACTCTCGCTCTTTCAATTACATTGAGGAGCACATGACTGATTTGATTGGCGTCGTATATGCCTATCAGCGGTTAAGCGACGAGGATGGAGTTCCCGGCATCTATCTTACCATTTTTAACCCACTCATGGGGCCGGATGGCGGGATGCACGAAGGGTATGCCAAGTACGGGTTGCTCGGTTACGCCCATGGCCAATATCCGTTTGTTCTCCATCGGCGTGAGTATCTGTCCCGACGGTTGCACGACAGTCGAGGCATTCCGGAAACCGGCAAGCCGTTGCAGGATCAGATCAAGGTCCACAAGGACAGCCGCATCGATGCGGCGTCGCTGGCGATCCTGCCGCCCATGGGCTACCCGGTGGGCCGCCCGCCTGCGCGTTGGGGCGCAGGTGCGCGCATCCCCGAGCGCCGACCCAACGAGTACCATTTCCTCGACCGTCCGCAACAGGACGGCAATACCGAGAACAGTGAGCAGATGTTGCGGGCAGACTTCAATCAGTATCACGGGTTTACTGCCCCCGGCGCGGACGCTCAGTTCACGTTGATGAAGAACCAGTTCGAGACGGACAAGTTCATGTCCAACTGGTCGAAGGCGTTCCGTCAGATCTGGGCGCTCTACCAACAGTTCGGTTCAGAGCAGGTGTACTTCCGGGTGGTGGGTCTGCGGCAGCAGGAGCCGGTTCCGTTCACCAAGGGCGGCCCGGATGAGGAGTACGACTTCGTGCTCAACTTCCAGATCGAGTCGATGGACTCGGAGAAGACGTTCGCCAAGCTGGAGCAGGTCGCCAAGATCGTGGCCACCGCCGACCGGGAGGGTACGGTCGACTACTCCGAATGGTTGCAGGCGATGATCGAGGCGGTGGATCCCACCATTGCCGAGCGCATCATCACCCCCAAGGAGATGGGCCAGCAGAAGGTCATGGCCGAACTGCAGGACAAGCTGGCCAAGATCTACGCGGGGCAGGATCAGGACATCGCCCCCGGCACCCCGCCCGAGCTGGGCCTGCAGGTCATTCAGGGCTACGTGCAGAACGATCCGGTCGTGCAGCAACGCATGCAGAACCCGGAGGATCCCTTCTCCAAGCGCATCGAGAAGCTCACCAAGCAGCTTCAGTTCCAGATCACGCAGCGTCAGAACGCGCAGATCGGACGGATGGGCGCCTGATTTATGCATCCTGTCGAGAAAGAGAAACAGCGCCAACGCGCTGTTGCTGGCGCCATGTCCCAGCTGATTCCGAATCCGAACTTCCAAGAGTTCATCAGCGTGCTGCGTGAACAACGTGAAGCCATCGTGCGTGATCTCGCCAGTGAGGGCACGTTGATCAACGAGCGGGTGTTATTGGCCACGCTGGGCGAACTGCGGGCCATGGAGAACATCATTGCCGTGTACGATGACTACAAGCGGCGTGAGGCCATTTGATGTTGACAGCACGCAAGCTATAGCTTGCGGTCTGTTTACCAGACATCCTGTTTGGATTTGGCGGCTTCACCGGCCACAACTGGTGATGAGTTAGGGAAGGCGGCTTCACCGGCCATGATTGGTGATGAGTTATGGATCAAGTAGCAGAGGCGGCTTCACCGGCCACAATTGGTGATGGGGGTAGTGAATCGGGTAATCTCTCGCTGAGTCAGGCCGCAGCGATTCTTTTTGCGAACGAGCAGAAAGCATCCGCCAAAGCCTCCGAACCGACTCAAGCCACGCCTGCGGAAGAGGTTGCCCCAAGTCAGGAGACAGCCGCAGGAACAGTAGAGCAGAACGCAGCCACTCCGTCTGAATCGGAATCCCCCGCACCAGAAACCGAAGCCCCTAAAGCTGAGGAAGTTGATGCGGAGGAAGCCAATAAGAAGGAGGTTCTTTCAAAGGCAGAACAGGAGAAAGAGGCAAGGATTCGGGAGAAGGTCCAGAAGAGGGTGAACGAGGAAGTTGCTAAGCGAAAGGAAATGGAAGACCGGATCGCCAATTTGGAAGCCGCGCTCAAACAAGCGCAGCAACCCAAGGCGGCGGACGAGAAGCCAGTTCCGATGGGCAAAGGCCCGCTCGCTGATATCAACGACTTCGATTCTTTGGCTACGCGCTTGCGGCAGGCCAAGGAAGCCAAGAGATGGGCTCAAGCTCATCTCAACCGAGGCGATATTGGAGAGGGAGTTCAGCTCGGGGATAAGATCCTCGATCGGGATAACCTTATCAACATTGTCCGGGAGGCTGATATCACCATTGAGGATCAAGTCCCTGAGCGCGAAAAGTTCCTGTTGAGCCGGGCAGAAGCGATCAAGCAGGCCCACGGCCTGTTCCCGTTTCTGGCCGATCCGAAGTCCGAGGACTTTAAGATTGCTCGGCAGGCGTACCAAGCCAACCCATGGCTCCAAGACTTGCCCAATGCTGACTTCATCGTCGGTGTCCAAGTCGAAGGACTCAAGGCCATCAAGATGAAGCAGGAGATTAGGGAGAAGATGCGCGCTGAGGCAGCCTCCAAGAATACCAAGCCCAGCCCCGCCGCACCCGCGGCAAAGCCCGGCTTGCCCGCCAAACCTCTACCCGTCGCCAAACCGGCGGGCGATCAGACCGCGGTGTCTTCCAACACCTCGGCTGCTCGAGTCCCCTCCCAGTCAGTCGCCAAGCGCGCCTTGGAGTCTGACCGGCAGAAACTGTCCACGAAAGGAGCGGTCACGGCTAGCGAGGCAGCAGCTCTGCTACAACGTAGTGATCAACTCAGAAACACCCGATAGTCATGGCTCAAGCCACTTCATACAACGTACAAGGTAACCGGGAAGACCTTACTAACTTCCTGACCATCCTCGAACCCGAGGATTGCCCGAAAACGTCCACCTTCGCCAAGACGACGAAGGCGACCAATACCTTCCAGACTTGGCAGGCTGACAGCCTCGCCCCGGTCGATTTCTCCGGCGTGCTGGAAGGTCAGGACGTTACGGCCTTCAACAACGAGGCGGCCAATCGCGCCCGCTTCGGCAACTACGTCCAGCAGTTCCGCCGTCCGTGGATGGTCTCCCGTCTGCAGGAGGCGTCGGATCCCGCTGGGGTGTCGAGCGAGGTCGCGAACTCGAAGGTCAAGGCGATGCGCGAGATCAAGCGCAGCATCGAGGCGGCCATCGGTTCCGACAACGACATGCAGGCCGACAACGGCGTCGTGCCGTGGAAGACCCGCGGTCTGGGTAACTGGATCCGTTCCACCACGCAGACCGTTAACCCGGTGCCCGCGTCGTTCCTCACGCCGTCGGCCAGCATCGACGCCACGGCGACGGGTTCCCTCACGGAGAACCTGTTCAACGACGTGTTCCAGTCGATCTTTCAGGTCAACGGCGGTCGGCGTAACTACACGCTGTTCGCTGGCCCGAACCTGAAGCGTGCCATCAGCAAGTTCCAGCGGCAGGAAGGCACGACCACGGCCAAGAGCTACATGGTCACGCAGGACGCCAACGAGAACAAGGTGACCCTCAACGTCACCGTGTACGATGGCGACTTCCACACCGTCACCGTCATCCCGGACATGTTCAACGGGCTGGCCGACGGCGCGGATCCCTCGGTCACGACCAACCAGCAGAAGGCTCGTGGTTATGTGATTGACCCGGCGCTTGTCGGCATCAGCACCTTCTTGGGCATGCAGGCCGAGGAGCTTGAGGATCAGGGCGGCGGTCGTCGAGGCTTCGTCTCGACCTCCCTCCTTCTGGTCTGCAAGAACCCGAAGGGTCTTGGCAAGTTCGCCGGCACCAGCTAACCTTAAACCAAGGAGACTACTAACATGGCTGATTTCCCTGTTACGCTCAACGACGACCGGGTTTCGCCTCTCTCCGTTCAGGAGAAGGCCAACATCGGTTTTTCCCACAAGTTCAGCATTCCGTACACTGACCTCACCGCCACGGGCGCGACGGGTTCGGCGGACACCGTGACGTTCACCCTCGGCTCCACCGCCACCAAGTGGTTCGTGGAAAAGGCGATGGCGAATGTGAGCACGGCGTTTGCCGGCACCACTGCGCTGACGGTGGTGGTCGGCACGACGACTAACACCAGTGCGTTCCTCACCTCCACGTCGGTCCTGACCGCGGGCATCATCGGTGCCGCGGGCTTTGACCCGGCGACGGTGACGAACTGCTCTGGCACCACGTCTGTCGGTCTTCGGGCGGTGTTCACCAACGCGACGGGCGGCTCTCCGAGCGCCCTGACGGCGGGTAACCTGAACATCTACCTGAACCTGCAGGACGCGGCTCAGCTGCCGTAATAGCTGAGAGGGGGGCCGGGATCCGGCCCCCCTCTTTCCCTTTTATGTCGGAACTCATTACTTCCCTTCCGGAGAACTTCCTCAAGGAGTTCGAGGACGATGTGCTCGGCCGCGTTCCGCAGGAGCGCATCAATGCCGGGCTGCGTCAGGCCAAGATCGCCCGCATCATGAAGCAGGCCGGGTCGAGTTACATCCCCGGTGTCGGACAGAAGATCGCGGAGATTGACCCCCGCCTCTACTTCCGCATGATGCATGCGTTCGGCGATCAGGAGAACTGGCTGCAGGACTTCCTCGCCGACAATCCCGAACTGTGCGCTCCGGGCTATCGCCCCAAGTCCAGTTCACTCCGGCACGGTAAGACGTTCGTCAACGGAAAGCCTGTCTGATGGCCAAGACCCGCAACTACTCCGACTTCCTCTCCAGCGTGTGCGCCTTGATTGGCGTACCCACCTCGCGGTTGTCAACGGAGTTGGCGGAGTCGTTGAACCTGCTGTTCAACAATTCCATCCGGGACATCTGGATGGCGACCCAGTGGTTCGATACCTGCCCGCGTGGGGAGGCGCGGTTCGTGGGCAACCGGCTGACGTACCCGAACAACCTGAGCAAGACGGCGTACTGGACCAACACGGCGCTCACGATCACGGCGAACAACATCGCCAACCCGCTGGATGGGGAAGTCACGGCCAGCAGGTTAATGGAAACCGTGGCCAACTCGGAGCATCGGGTGGTCCAGAACGTCACGTCGTTTTTTGCTTCGCAGACCTACGTTGCTAGTTTCTATGCCCGGCCCAATGGGCGTAACCAGATCAAGCTGTCGGTATACGATGGCGCAACCACTTACAGCGCGTTCTTCAATGTGGCTGCCGGCACGGTGGGCACTACGGCCAATGTCACTGGGTCGACCATAGTACTGCAACCGAACGGTTTCTATCTCTGCCAGATCAGTTTCACCGCGTCGGCCAATGCGACCACGTCCGGCACCTACACGCTGAACCTGTCGACCGACGGCAGCACGATCAGCTACGCGGGCGACGTGACCAAGGGAGCGTACATCTGGGGAGCGATGGTGCAGCAGACGAGCAACGTGCCGCAGAGCGATCTCTTGTTGCCATGGGAGCAGACGGGCGAGGAGACCATCGACGCGCTGTTCGAGGTATATCAAGCGTCTCCGTCCGGAGCGTTCTACCCGCGCAAGCAAGGCTACCTGCTGACCCCTGCTGGGGTGCAGATGATCAACGGGTCGTGGTCGACCTACGTGGACGGTGTCAACCAGAGCAGCATCTACGGGATCCTGCCCTGCAATCCGGTCTTCATCTTCTATCGGAAGTACCCCTTCCGCTACGTCGGCCCCACCTACTCGGCTACCGCGACGTATGCGGTCGACGACCAGATCTACTTCACGGATACCGCGGGCAACGGCAACTACTACAAGTGCGTAGTCGCCACCACGGCTGGGCAGAGCCCAAGCACGACGCCAGCCAGTTGGTCCCTGATCCCGCTCTACACCCCGTTCCTGCAGTACTGCATCTACCGGACGTTCGCCGATTGGCTGCTTTCGGATGGACAACAGGACAAGGCTACGGGAATGCTTGGGCTTGCGGAGGCCAAGCTGGCCGATGCGGTCGAGAATCAGGAGCGCCAGATGGGCGACGTGCTTCCGACCAAGTTCCAGACTCACGTCACTTCCCGAACCTTCTAAATCACCATGAGCCCGTTCTACCCTACCAACGCCCAAAATATACTTTCCCAAGAGGACGCCATGCGAAATCGGGAGCGTATACTTGCGCAAGAACAAGCCATGCGAAATCGGGAGCGTATACTTGCGCAAGAACAAGCCCCTACGTCATTCTTAACCCCATTGCCTAGTACCACCGCCACGGTGTCGTACTACCCCATGCCGATGGAGCGCCCGCCGGCCCCTCCCCCTTTCTCGCCGGCCGTTGGCAATAGGCTTAGCATGTTGGAACAGGAAGGGTATTTTGAAGGTACGGATGAAGAAAGGGATAATGTCATCGCTTCGCTGATGGCGATGTACCGTCCGCAGACGTACCTTCCGCCGGCCTACGCCCAGAACATGGGTGGGATGCCGTCTGCGCCAAATTACTATTTCCCGCCGGAGATCCCGCGCGGGTATCCGGGCGGTCCGATTTCCGGGCCGCCGCCGATGCCCTCGCCAATTGTGTATCCTCCGAGCGTTAACCCTGCAGCTTTTCGTTCTGGTAAAATCGCGATGCCTGAACCGGAGCCGGAAGAGTAATCCCCCGCACGTCCTACCTTTAATCCTTCACGACCATGATGAATATCAACAACGTATACCCCCGCCCGTCGCGTTCGCTTAGCGCGCCGGTTGCAGATCAACGCCTGACGGTTGCGGGTACGGCGGTGCAGTTCTCCGCGCTGAACGAGCGCACCGACATGGTCTGGATCGACATTCAGGGCGGCGATGTGTTGGTCACGTTTGACGACTCCACGCCCACCTCGACCAACGGCCACAAGCTGTACGACACGGAGCACTACTGGTGGAGCTATGCGGCGGCCACGTCGATGAAGCTGATCCAATCCACCACGGCGACCGTCAGCGTACACCTGAGCGAGTTCCAAGCGTAACGACCGATGAATCGGTATCGGTCATACGGCGAACGCGATGACCAACCGCAGGTCGTCGGGGATGGCGCCTTCAAGGGTGTTGATGAGTACAACGCCAGCGAGAACATCGCCCAAGGTGAAGTTCAGCAGGCGGTCAACATGGACTTCACCTCGCAAGACGCGGTGACGCGAGGGGGGTTTGTGTGTCTGCCGGGACTATCTAACGAAACTCATCCAATTGCGGTAATAAAGCAGAGTACTCTATACAACCCGTCGTATGCCCCAATAACAAGCTATACGAATACCCAAGGAATAGTTTATGGGAACGGGATATATGTAAGCTTTAGAAATACGGATCCTTCCAGTAGCAGCCTACTTGTTTGTACAAGCGATAATCTAGATACTCGAACTCAACAATACGACTTCGGTGCTTATAAATTTGATGTACAAATCTCTTTCAACGGGTACTATTTTATTTTGTTTGGGTCTGAAGAAATACCCGCAACAGGTGCACGAGTCGGGTTCCTCCGGGTATCTACTGATGGGATAACGTGGACTACCCCTACGGGCCTACCTGCTGCTGCGGGGTGGTATACAAGTTGCGAAACTTCATCGGACAGGACTGTTTTAGGGTGGACGAACTTAAATACGTCTTCCCCCGTATACGGTGTTATAATCTCCATATATAATGGGGCGACTAATCCTACACCGGGGGCTAGTTGGACATCCTATACACTTACGCATTGCCCATGCAACATTATCTATTCTAACGGAATATTTTCCGCAGCATCGAGGAGAGAACTTTCAACTTCCCCATTCAAAGAATTTTTACCGAGCTATTCTTATGATGGAATTACTTGGTATCTTGGTTCAGGGATTAGTCCGGTTCAAGTAAGTAATCTATATATTCCCGGAATATCGTTTGGTAACGGGGTGTTTTTAATGATTCTTACTGAGTATACCCTCTCAGAAAATTCAAATAAGTGGGTTATATATAAGTCGACAGACGGAATAAACTGGTCTTTAAGTTACCGAACAAATTTGCGTATCCCGATTTCTTCGGTATCGCTCGGGTATTGTAAAATAGTTTTTTATCAAGGGTCTTTTATATTTAGCCTAGCTGTTTCTGGTGGGGCCACAATTGGGAGTATAACCGGAGACCCATTATTCAGCACTCTGTATGGGGATTCCATACTCTATCGTCTTACTGGAAGCAATAGGTTGATCGCATTAGAAAATAATAATTTAATAGCTTATTCTTACGGCTCAGGATTTGGTGGGGTTGCTAATGATCAATACTACTTTAAGGTATTAAACGGTTTTGAATCTGCATACGGTTCTGGAGTATATTCAGATCCCGATACCCCCGGTAATAAATGGATCATGCTAGTAGGAGCTGGGAGTGTTGGGTTCTACGGTTCTGGAATGTTGCCTAGGCTAGTTAGTTTGGGGACCAACTACGTTTCAGCCCAATCAACAATCGTCCAGTGCAACAATTTAGTATACTTGTTCCGAGGCCCGGACGACGCCCCACTGTATTGGGATGGGGATTGGTCTTCTTCTTTTGTCCTCGTACCTACTCCAACTCCGAGTTCAGGATTTCAGATCATACCCAATAGTGATCAAGCTACCTATTACCAAAACCGGCTATGGGTGAAAAAAGGTAAGGATGAAATACTGGCTTCTGACGTTTTAGATTTTGAGACTTACGAGACTATCACCAATAGCTTTAACTTAAATACCGGGTCTTCCGACTACATTGTCGCTACGTTTCCATTCGGCGATAAAACCCTATTGGTGTTTAAGAATAAAAGCATTCTTGCCCTTAGCAATGTTGATGGGTCATTGGCCGATGTAACCGCCACCGAAATTACCCGCCAAGTCGGACTTGTCGGAATAAATGCGGTGACTTCGGTTGGTCCTGACGTAGCGTATGTTTCCTACAGGAACGTCAACCTGATCACGCTTACGGCCACAAATAACTCGGTACAGCACAAGACGCTCCCTCTTTCGTTCAAGATCAAAAAGATCATGGACCGGGTTAATTGGGCTTATGCATGGAAGATATCTATTGGGTATGCAGACAATAAACTTTATGTCGCTCTACCAGTAGATGGGTCTCTTTTTTGCAACTGTGTAGCCGTCTACAATTTTGTAACATCTCAATGGTACGGTGAATGGAATTTTAGCGGCATAGTTAATATGTGTATCCAGCGTTGGGCGGTGCTGGACTATCTCGGCCTGCAGCGTATGCATGCGGTCACGGAAGACGGCCGCATATTTGTGACTGATGAAGGGTCGGAAGATATACCGGGAGTTTTTAGATGGGCTCATTTTTCTACAGGTACTTCCTCCCAATACTGGTATGGCACCAATAACCGGGCGAATATACAAACTAAATTAGTAACTCGAGCCTACGACACTACTGGAGACACTCATTTTCAACGCCGGGCGTATTTAGATATCGGTACTAACCGCCCTAACTTTTCAGTAGTCGCATATACGGAAGGAGTATCTGAAAGTTCGACGCTGCTTTCAAATCAGGCATATACGCGATCAGAGTCATGGAAATTTAATGACACCCCTTACGATTTAACCAATACCAATAACGATTACAATCGGGCATACCGTAAAGACTACTCTACTGGGCCTAATAGCATAAAATCCGGAAGTGGTTTTAACCCAGACGTAATTCAAGAAATACGTTTACCTTTGATGTCTTTTCGCCAAGGCCGTTTAAGCTGGTTTGAGATTCAAAATACGCAAGGAACTATAAATATTATGTCCGTAGGTTTTGAATCAAGACCCGGACAGCGGTCAAATTTGGTGCAAATCTAACGCTCTAAAATATGAGTTACATTCAATCTGCCTCTGTTGCCAATGTTACCCCGAGTTATGTTTTTACCGGGACAGACGATCCAATCACCTTTTCCAAGTTAAACTTGCTGGCGACCCCAATTGTTACGTTATCGAATGGGCAAGTTACAAGCGATCAACTTGCTACTTCACTGACAATTCAAGGACTAACCATTGGAAGTACTCTGATCCAAAGGTATACTACGCGGACTTTTTCGGGCACGATCTCTGCTGGCGGAAATGGCGCCAATATTTTGAGAGTAGCATGTACGGGGTCTACCGCTTCTACAATAAGTGTTGGAGCAACCCCTTCTACCGCTGGGCACATCCTTATCTACAGCTTTACCACGGATGGTACCGGAGGTAACGTGATCACATTCGGCACGGGTTTCAAAGCTACGGGCACGTATACCTTGACTGGGGCGAATAAGTACTTCCAGATCGCATTCGTATACGATGGCACCAATTACTGCGAACTCTATCGGTCAGGTGCCGCGGGGTAATTAAGCCATGGACGAACTGACGTTTGAGGAGTTCGTCTCATTGGTCGAACAGGATCCCGCCCTGTTCGAGGATGTGCTTGCGGAAGAGTCAGGGTATTTTGACGTCTTGGATGTACCCTCTTTGGGTGAGGCGGACTTCGAGGAAGTGATTTCCGAGCAACCCCCCGTAGAAGAGCTTGTTCCCGCAGAAGAATCTACGTCTGTAGAAGAGGTTGGGCCGGATGAGCAGGCGCTAATTGACGAGGCAGATCAGATTCGTTTGGGCGAAGAAGCCCGGATCGCTGCTGAAGAGGAAGCCCGGATCGCTGCTGAAGAGGAAGCCCGGATCGCTGCTGAAGAGGAAGCCCGGATCGCTGCTGAAGAGGAAGCCCGGATCGCTGCTGAAGAGGAAGCCCGGATCGCTGCTGAAGAGGAAGCCCGCTTAGAGTATGCGAGGCAGATCGAGGCAGAACGCCTCGCTGAAGAAAATAGGCAGCAGCTTTTGGAAGAGCAGAGGCAGAATCAACTTTTGGCCGAAGAGCGTGAGCGTATCCGTCTTTCCGAGGAGCAAGAGGCCGCCCGCCTAGCCGCTGAAGAACGGACCCGAGTAGCCGGTGAAGAGGAAACTCGACGGATGGCTGAAGAGCAGGCTCGAAAAGCTACCGAAGATGAAGTTCGGCGAGTGGCTGAAGAGGAGGCTCGCTTGGAGTATGCGAGGCAGATCGAGGCGGAACGTCTCGCTGAAGAAGATAGGCAGCGCCTTTTGGAAGAGGAGCGGCAGAATCAACTTTTGGCTGAAGAGCGTGAGCGTATCCGTCTTTCCGAGGAGCAAGAGGCTGGTCGGTTAGCAGCTGAAGAAAGAGCCCGTCTTACAGCTGAAGAGGCTGCCCGACAGCAAGCGCAACGCGATGCAGAACAAGCCACTACTGCTCGCACCACCACCACTACGTCAATCGGCCCGATTACTCCGGGCGGCGGTGGGGAAGTTCGTCCGGGCGATGCAGCGATTATCGGGGCCGACGGAGTAAGTAGCGCCCTGACTACGCAAAGCGCCATTGACCTCCTCAATCAGGAGTTAATCGCAATTGATCCAACGGATCCGGAAGCCCCGCGGCGAATCAGCGAAATTGAAGGCCGGATATTCAATCTGAACGAGCGGCTGAAACAGTTGCTGAGTACTGGGATTACTCAGCCAAATGTAGTCACCCCTGACCCGAATATTCCGACCCCTACCACTCCTACTACCCCTACCACTCCTACTACCCCTACCACTCCTACTACCCCTACCACTCCTACTACCCCTACCACGCCGACCATCTCTCCAGAAGAGCAAGAGCGTTTGCGGTTGGAAGAAGCGGATCGGATACGGGAACAGAAACGGTTAGAGTCGGAGCCAGCGCGTTTGCGGTTTGAGGAGGAAGAACGAGCCCGGTTGGAGGCCCAAGCAGCAGCAGATGCAGAAGCTCGACGACTGGCAGATGAACAATCCCGGTTGGAATATGCCCGTCAGATAGAGGCTGAGCGTCTGGCCATGCTAGCGGAAGAGGAAAGAAAGCGGGTGGCGGAGCAAGAACGTTTGCGACTTGAAGAGGAAGCCCGCATCAGGGCGGCAGAAGAGCAAGAACGTTTGCGGCTGGAACAAGAACAACTTCGGATACAGGAGGAGAAGCGGCTAGCGTCAGAGCAGCGGCGTTTACAGCTCGAAGAGGAAGCCCGCATCAGGGCAGCAGAAGAGCAAGAGCGTTTACGGCGTGAGCAAGAAGCCCGCCTTCAGGCGGAAGAGCAAACACGTCTTCAGGCAGAGGAACAAGCGCGTATTCGGGCGGAGCAGGCGCGTATTCGGGCGGAGCAGGCGCGTGTTCAAGCCGAAGAACGGGCTCGTCTTCAGGCGGATGAACAGGCCCGGCTTCGGGCCGAGCAACAGGCCCGTCTTCAGGCAGAAGAACAGGCGCGTATTCAGGCAGAGCAAACACGTCTTCAGGCAGAAGAACAGGCGCGTATTCAGGCAGAGCAAACACGTCTTCAGGCAGAAGAACAGGCGCGTATTCAGGCAGAGCAAACACGTCTTCAGGCAGAAGAACGGGCGCGTCTTCAGGCGGAAGAACAAGCGCGTATTCAGGCAGAGCAACAGACCCGTCTTCGGGCGGAAGAACAGGCGCGTTTGCAGCGCGAGCAATCCATTCGTGAAGAGGCATTACGTGGACAGTATAATCAAGTTGGTCCCATTACACCGGGTCAAACAACTCAAGTTCAAGGGAATGAAAGGTATGTTACTGTCCCTGACGACTTAAAAGGCGTTTTGAATGACCGCCTTCTTTTGGAAGCGGTTTTGACACCCCCCGGAGCAACTCCACAGGTAGAAGGTCTTGCTAGAGCAGATGCCGGAACCCTCCGCATCCTTAATAATGAGGGTCGGATGATTCAAGAAGACGTAGATTATGTAAGGAGTAAGTTGGAAGACTATGCCAAAAGAAACACGACGACTGGTCAGAACTCCGTGGGAGTTCCGATCATAATCCCAATCCCCGGCCTTTCACCGACAGCAGCACTAGTACTCACAATCCTCGGCATCCTTGGCACGCAGGGTGGTAAGTTCGGCCTGCCTGATCTGACCAAGATTGGTCAGCCTTCGAGCAGTGGTACAGGTGGTGGCACGGGTAGCACGGGTACAGGTACCGGTGGGGGTACGGGTATAGGCGGCGGTACGGGTATAGGCGGCGGTACGGGTATAGGCGGGGGTACGATTACCACAAATACGGCGATCACGGGTACGACCACCACGAGTACCACCGGAGTCAGCACCGAGACGACACCTACGTCGACCAATACGGTGATCTTTATCCCGCCTCTCGGTGGTGGCGGCAAAGTTACTCAGACTTCAACCAATACCGCTACTACCCCTACTCCTACCCCTACTACTCCTACACCTCGGACTCCGACCAGTACTGATCTAAATCAGAATACTACCACTACCAACCCAATCATTTTTACTCCTACCCCCACTGTTACCAGCCCCAGCACTGCAACTACTAGGCCGGAAAACAACCCAACTACTACTGGTCCCGGCCCGATTATTTTGGCGCCTACAAACACCACGCCTACGCCTACAGAGACGGCACCGGTCGAAACTCAAAAACCAGACAATACCGCAACGACTACCGTCATCATAACTTGTCCTACTCCAGACATGGGCATCTTGCTCATGGACGGGGAGTTAATAAATGCGGGGGATCTCCGACCCGGCATGTGGGTCTATACGGCCCACGAACATACTGGTAATTGGGGTAACTATCCTGTCACTCGCGTCTCTTTGGAAAAAGCTGAACGGGTCAAAATTACCACGGATGTTGGTGGTATCTCTTGTTCCACCAGTCATAAGTTCAAGGTCGGAGACGATTGGGTTGAAGCCAAAGACGTTCAAATCGGCCAGAAGTTGTCCGGACAACAAGTAGTTAGCATTGACCAATTCGGAATCGGGGACGTAGTGTCCATCACAGTAGATGACGCCCACACATACGTTTGTGAGGGATTTTTATCGCACAACAAAACTCCGATCCCTGAGCCCCAGACTACGACCGCTATCAGCCCCCCCGTAATTATCACGACTCCACCCCGCCCGGGGGAAACCGCTACAGTAACTGGGACTATCCCAACTCCAATTATAATTCCTACTCCCGTGTCTACTGCAAATACTGGGTCGACCAACATCAATCTCAACATTCCGACGCAGACGGCGCCCACGTATACTCTGCCGACGCTTGAGCCGTACAAGTATCGCGACTTCTTGCGCGAGGGGACCACCAGCACGTCCGATCTCCGGACTATGCAGCCCGCCATCACGGACGTTTATGGTACTGCTGCAGGAGGCTATAGTGGTGCAGATCTCAACCGTCTCCGGACCATGTTTAGTGGGCCACAAGGTCTGCAGTCGATGCAGACTGGTTTCACGCAAGCGGCCACCACTCAGACCATTGAGTCGAACCGGGCGTTGCGAGAGGCTAATCTGAGTGACATCCTCGGATCTGCCGGAAACCTATTCACGGTTGAATCCCTCCGACGCGCTATCAATCCGGAGTTGTACTCCGGCATGCAGACGGCAGAGGCTGCGGTTACTCCGCAACTTAAACTCGATCTTTCTGCACTTTACCGCGCCCAGACTGGAGAACTATCCGAAGGGGATCTACGTTCCGCTCAGCAGGCCGCTCGTGAGGCGTATGCCGCTCGCGGGATGGTAATGAATCAGGGCGCCATCAATGCTGAAATTCTAAACGCTGATCAGCTTCGTCGTCAGCGGGAGCAGGAAGCGCGGGCGAACGTGCAGCAAACTTTGAACAATCTGTACCAGAATTTGGGTTCTCGGCAAACCAATGTGTTTGACCCATTCGCCGCCACCCTTGGTCAGCAGTACGGCATGCAGACCCAGAACGTGGGCCTCAGCTCGCAGATGTTCAATCAGGCCCAGCAGCTGGCGGGCGGTGGCGCGGGCTACGGCTACGTGCAGCAGGCGTTCAACCCCTTCCAGCCTTACGCACAGGACGTTTACCAGACCAACGTCAACGCCTACAATGCCGCGCAGATCGCTGCCGCCAACCGGCAGGCCGCGCTCGAAGCTGCGAAGATGGGCCGTACTGGGGACTACGCTCAAGTGTTCGGCGGGCTGCTCGGCAGTTTGGCCGGCAGCGGCGCCTTCGGTTCGGTCTTCAAACCCACCGTCACTGGTACCCCGATTACTTAACCGCCCACTACCATGCCCTACAATCCGCAGATCCAAGACATCAGTGGTCAGCTTCTCGCGCAGGGGGTGCGTGCCCAGTCGCAAGGCATCGCCTCCGGAATCGGCTCAGGGATTCAGAACTTCATGAAGATGGAGGAGGAGCGCCGTAAAACGACGGGCGCTATCCAAGGCATGCTGGCCGACCCGTACTTCCAGCAGCAGCTGGCCAACGATCCGACCATGAGCGCCGCCGCGACCAAGATTCAGAGCGGAAAGGCCAGTCTAGGCGACGTGCAGCAGTTCCTTGGGTCGATGACCTCGATGCAGTTCGGCCGTCAGCAGCAGATGAAGGACCAGCAGATGAAGATGGAACAGCAGCGGCTGGAGATGGAGCAAGCGAATGCCCTCTCCACTCGTGCGTACCAGAAGGGCATGACCGACGCTATCCTCCGGAAGGAAGCGGAAGCGAAGAGGCAAGCGGAGGTGATGGCCAAGGTGTTCGGGCAGACGGTCGACGAAGTGGAGGAGGTCAGTCCCGAAACTAGGGCTTACCTCGAAGAGATGGGGCTTGGGGCTGATGCGGCTACGCCGACGGTGCGGAAGCGCGGGCTGACCGCGGCGGAAGCCATGCGGGAGGTTGCCCGCATGGGCGGCACGATCAACGACCAGACGGTCGGGTTCTTCAGCGCCTTGGGCGGGGAAGAGGCCAACCGCGCAAAGGAACGTCAGAGACTGTTGGAATCAGAAACGAAAGCTGGGGATGCGGAACGTAAGCTCCAGATGCGGGAGCTTGAGATGGAGCTGAGCAATCGGGATCCGGTCATCTCCCTCCTGTTGAGGCAGCGGAAAATGGGCGAGATCACCGAAGACGAATATCGGGCCGCGATCAAGAAGCAGATCGAATTCTTGCAGACTAGTAAACCCAACGTGGTGGCTGATCTGGTGCAGGCATTGATTAGTGGCGGCGGTGGCGGTGGTGGCGGTGGCGGCCGTCCGGGTACTCGCGCAGTTGATAGGTGGTAATAATTCTCCATGTCCCAAGCCTTCAGGATCGTAGATCGGAAGACCGGCAAAGCTCTCACGGTGTATGGGGATGTAGCCCCTACACCGGAGGAAGAGCAGGAGCTGTTTGCTGCCTACGAGAAGGGGACGTGGCGGCCGAAGGGTCCGCCCAAGCCTTTCGACATCACCGACAAGGAGAGTGGTGAGACCCTGACGGTTTACGGCGATAAGGCTCCGACCAAGGAGGAGCAGGCAGAACTGTTCACCGCGTACAAGCAGGGCACTTGGAAGCCCAAGCCGCCGCCGGAGCCACCCGGGCCAAAGAAGATCTACACGGAGAATCAGATCCTGAACATCGCCCGGTCGCGGGTCGCTGGTGGTGAAGCGCCCGCCGATGTGGAGGCGTTCGTCACGCAGGCGCTCAAGGACAAGGCGGCATCCAAGGGTCCGGACATTCCGGAATTGAAGGCGTACACCCCGCCGGCCGGATACCAGCCGTCAGCGGCGGAGATTCAGATGCGGGAGCGGCAGCAGCTGCTAGCTCTGGAGAAGCAAACGCCCCAGCTGACCCGGGCGATGATGGGCGGGCGGGCGCAGCCCAGCCAGATGATGACTCCGCAGGAGTCGGAAGAGTACCTCAACGAGCTGGCCATCAAGGCGCGTAACGAGATGGGTATTCCGGAGTCCGTCTCCCGGATGGCGGCGGCCGGTGGTACGCCCGTGGATGTCGGGCTCAAGGTCGTCGCCCCGTTGGCCGTTGGCGCAATTACGCGAGACCCCACCAAGATGTTCGCGACGGGGGCGTTGACGGATCTGCTGGTGCAGAAGCGCGAGCAGCTTCGCGGCGAGCGTGAAAAGTTTGCGCCCAGTCAGGCTCTCGTTGAAGGTGGACTGACTGCCATAGTTCCTCCTGTCTTGCCTGCAGCGCGGGCGGGCATGGCCACGACGCTACGTGCGGCGGAAGCTGCGGCGATCCGCGCTGGGCAGACAGGCACCATGATTGGCGCCGGGGAAGCGGTCCAACAGGTGATGGGCGACAAGCCCGCGGACCTCGGAGAAGTGTTCGATGTCGCCACGCTGGGCGCGCTGTTCGGTGGCGCGTTCGGCGCGCTGGAGACCACGGCCCCCGCCATCTGGTCCAAGATCCGCGGGATGAAGCCCTCGCAGGCGATTAAAACCCTGCGCGAGATGCCGGAGACGCCGGCCACCAAGGAGGCCATCACCAATCTGGAGCAGGTGGTGGAGCAGCATCTGGCTCCGAAGCCGGTGGATAGAGGGGCGGCCATCGACATGACGGTGGGACCGCGTGAGCCGGTCGGTCGTCCGGCGATGCAGCCGGCGTTCGAGGGATTGCCTCCCTCCAAGAGCGCGGAAGAAGCAGCTCAGGTTCTTGGGAGTGAAGAGGCGGCCAAGAGCTTTGAGGCGATGGCGGCCAAGCGGATGGTTGAAGGGCTGGAAGCTCCGCGTGAGGTCAGCCTTACCGAAGCGATTGAGGGAGGGCTTCCTCCGCCGGCCCCGACGAAAGCCAAAGCCTCCGGTCTCAGAGAGTATGCTGAGGCTTCCGAAGCAGCCCGGGCGTTCGAGGGATTGCCTCCGGCCCGTCGGGCGGAGGAAGCCGCTCGAGTGTTCGAGGAAGCCGCCGCCAAGGCGGAGCGTGCTGCGGCGTTCTCGGCCAAGGAACTTGGCGACCAGCTGACCCAGAATCGTCTGGGCACGGAGGAGGCCATCCCCCTGACCGAGGCGCAGCGGCTGGCCAAGATGGAAGCGCGGGGGCAGGAGCTGGAGAAGGAGGCGCTCAAGGCCCGGCAGCGCGAACTGAAGGCCCGGCCCGGTGAGGCCGCGAAGGAGCAGGGCACCATCACTCAACGGCTCGGCCGGATGGCCGAGGAGGAAGCGCAGGTTGAGGCCGCGTTCAAGGCGGGCGAAACTCCGAGGCGCAGTTCGGATGAGGAAGTGGTGATGCCCACCGGGGAAGCGCCCGGACCAGAGCTATCGCCGCAGGCGCAGCGGATGGCGGAGCGTTACGGCCGCGCCAACGTCGGACTGTTGGCTAACGTAGCGACGGGCGGCGGCGGGTTCGTCGTCGGCTGGAACACGGGCGAAGGTCTGCCGCCAGAGGAACGGCTGGCCCGGGCATTAGCGTTCGGCGCGGGTGGCGCGTTCACCCCCACGGCGATTCGCCGCATCATCGGGATGCAGAAGTGGGCCGACTCCGTGATCAAGGAGCGGGGCGTTGGTAGTGGCAGCCTGAATACCGCCGACCCGCAGATCCTAGCCGCCCTGTCTGTCAAGGGCGCGGCGATGGTGGGCGAAGGCGTGAAGAACTTCGCGGAGTGGGGCGACAAGATGGTGCGCCAGTACGGCGACAGCATCCGGCCCAAGCTGAAGGAGATCTGGGCTGCAGGTCAGGAAGCGGACATCATCCCCAACAAGCTGGTAGACAAGGCGCCGGAACGTCCGCCGAAGTCCCTCCGGTCAAAGGGGCTGGTCTCGCCGGGCAAGATGGCCGAAGCGCCGGAGCGCAAGGTAATCCGTCTGGGCGACCGATCAAAACAGCGTCAAGAAGCTACCGACCTGCTTTCCGAATTTGCCGAGAAAAATAAGCTGACGCACATGGGGGCCGGTCTTTGGGCTGGTGAAAAAGCCCAGCTCGAACTAAAGCCCGGATTTGGGCGTGAGTGGAATCTGTCGTTTATCGGCACCCGACCTGAAGACCGTGGAAAGGGGTATGCGTCTAACCTTCTTTCCCGCATCGTTGACTTCGCTGACAAGAATGGACTCCCGATCAAGCTAGTCGTCGAGCCTACTGGTGAGGGCAAACAGCGCGGTTTGAACGCGGGCCAGCTTATCTCTTGGTACGAACGAAAGGGATTCAAGCTGGACGAAGGCAGCGACAATAAGATGACCCGGTTGCCGCAAAATCCGGCCCGGGTAGCCCAAACGCCGGAAACCCCCACGCGCATCTGGGAGACTCCGGAGTTTAAGCAGTGGTTCAAGAAGAGCGAGGTGGTGAACGAGGATGGCACGCCGATGCGGGTCTACCACGGCACCACGAAGAATAACCTGACCAAGTTCGATCAGCGATCCGGCGGTATCTGGGTGGCGTTCGATCCTCAGAATGCCTCCCCGGGAACGGGCGATGAGGCGACCAGCGTCATCCCGCTGTATGTATCCGCGCAGAAGATCTACAAGCTGACTCCGGAGGAACTCAGCCAGTTCCGGTTCTCCAACTCGCCGAAGAAGCGGGTGATGGAAGTCCTGAATCGGGAACGTGGCAACGGGTACGACGCCGTGCAGGTAGGCAACTACGCCTTGGTGGTAAACAAGCCCACTCAAGTGAAGTCCGCCATCAAGTCGGGCTTCAGCGAGATGGACCCCCGCATCGCGGGTTTCATCACCAAGCAGTTGGCGATTCCGCTGGGCACATTCGCGGGTGGCTTCACCTACGGCTTCATCGACGGCAAGGATCTGCCTGCGGATGAGCGGTTGCTCAGGGCGCTCCAGTGGGCGGCGGTTGCCGGCGGCGTCGGGTATGCGGCAGCCAAGCGTTCGCTCAAGGCCATCAACAACGAGCGGGTTCCCGAAGCGACCGCCAAGAAGCTGGCGCCTGAAGCTCTTACGGGCGAGGAAGTGCTGGCCAAGGTGCGCAAGACCTTCACCCCAGAACCAACTGAGCTGACCAAGGAGCAGAAGATGCTTACCACTCCGGTGGCCAAGCTGGTGCAGTCGTTCCAGAATGTCTTCCGTCCGCTGTCGGAGGTGGAGAAAAACCTCATCGGTCGCGGGGACAACCTGCTGCTGGGCGATGCCGCCAGTCTGGTGGCCGGGTCGGTCGGCAAAGCGGAAGCCGCCTTGTACCCGCTGCAGCAGGCGCAAAAGGATCTGATCCCGGATGTCTCCAAGGAGACACTGAACGATTACCTGTTCCTTCGCCGCGTCATCGACCGCCTGAGCACGGGTCCGGAGACCCGCCAAGTTGCCGGCTACGACATCCCTCAGAGCCGCATGGGTCTTGATGCAATTCGGAAACAGCTGGGCGATGACGCTTTCGTCAAGCTGGAAGAGTTTGCCCGGGTGGTACAGATCAGTGCCGACGAGGATCTGAAGCTGATGGTGCGCAGCGGTCGGATGTCCCAGCAGAACTACGACGAGATCAAGGCGATGAACGATTTCTACGCCCCGTTCTACGTGATGGAGTACTTCACGCAGCAGGACGGAGCCCTGCAGGGAATGGGCAAGGCGCTGGATACCGCGCAGCCCCTGACCAAGGCGATCAAGGGCATCAAGGACGAGGACTTCAAGCTCATCGACATCATGAGCGGGTTCCAGATCAACAAGATGCGGGCGCAGGTTCTGGCCGACAAGAACGTCATCATGCGCCGCATGGCTGACTTGTCGCGGCTCGATACTCAGCACCGCTTCATGAAGGATCTCGGCAGTTCAATCGAGGCCAAGTACTCGGGCGAAATGCCGAAGGGTTGGGAGACGGTGAACTACATGGAGAACGGGGTGCAGAAGAAGCTCGCCGTTCTGCCGGAGGTGGCCGCGGCGGTGAAGGGGATGGATACCATCCGGGCGGATGCCTTCATGACCACGCTGGCTGCCTTCGCCGGCCCGCTGCGGGCGGGTGCGACCGGGCTCAACCTCGGGTTCCAGATCGTCAACGTGTTCAAGGACGCTGCCCGTCTGGGCATCATGTCCAAGTATGGCATCGAGAAGAACCCGGTCGACTTCTTCCAGTTCGTCGGGGATCTGTTCGTGGGTGCCATCCACTCTTGGCGATCCAACCTGCTGGGCGACAAGAGCCAGCTGTACCTCGACTTCCTGAAGAGCGGCGCCGCCCGCTCCACGATGGCGGCCAATCTGACGCCGGACGCGCTGTCCCGGGCGATGCAGCAGGGGGATGAAAAACTTGCGGCGAAGATTATCAAGGCTCCGCTCCGGTCCTTCATCACCGGAACCGAGAAGATGGGTAACGCCATCGAGGAGACCATTAAGCTCGCTGGCTTCCGCCGTGGCGTGCGGGCGGAGGGACTGGGCAAGCTGTCAGGCAAGGCATACGACGACGCGCTGGAGCAGATCGCGTATGAGGTCCGCAACTACGCCGGGTCGCCGGACTTCTCCAAGCACGGCACGCATGGTCGGTCGCTGAACGTGCTGTTCATGTTCGCCAACGCCCGCATCCAAGGTTCGGCGGCGGATCTTCGCCGGCTCATTGGCCAGACGGGGACCAAGGAGCGCAACCAAGCGGCGGTGCGTCTGGCAGCCGGCATTGGCAGCGCCACCACTTACCTCTGGTATCTGAACAACCAGCCGGATAACGTGGAGGACTACAACAAGCGGTCCCTCTCGGAACGTAACTCCTACTTCCTGTTCCCCCGCTACACGGAGACGGGGGATCCGATGTACTACATCAACGAGGAGGGGCAGAAGATCCGCGAGTACTACCGCTTCCCCAAGTTCGAGGTGGTCGGGATGATGGCCAACGTCCTTGAGTCCGCGCTCAACTACTCCGCGAAGAAGGATCCCAAGGGCATCATCGAGACGGGCAAGGTGGCGCTGGAGAACCTGTCTCCAATCCCGATCACCGGCCGGAACTTCCTAGAGCGCGTGCAGTCCGTAGCCTCCGGTCTGAACCCCGTGTTCAAGGCGCCGCTGGAACTGGCGACCAACACCAGCTTCTACCAGCACCGCGATATCGTGAAGCAGCGGCTGCAGAACGTGCGTCCGGAGGAGCAGTACTTGGAGACCACGCCCAAGGCGTTCATCGACGTGGCTCAGGCGATGCCGGAAGCGGCACCGGATTTCCTGCGCAGCCCGCTCTACCTGAAGAATCTGACCGAGAACTTCACCGGCTCGCTGCTCACCCAGTTCATGCGCCCGCAGCTGGAGGGCCGCAGCAGCGCGACCACCAACCCGCTGGTGGCCCGGTTCTTCTCCTCCCCCATCGTCGACGAGCAGGAGACGTGGGACGAGATCAACAAGTACAAGACCGAGCAGAGCACCGCATCGCTGCTCCGTGAGCGGGCGATCAACGAGTACCTGAAGAACTCGGCGGGGTACACGCCCGCCCAGCGGATGCAGTCGCTGGCCCAGATCCTCGCTTCAGATCCGGAGAACAACGCGGTTGCCATGTACAATGCGTTGCGGGATCGGTCGGTTGGCGTGACCGACGTGGATCGGTCGGTTCGTTCCCTGCAGCCCCAGTTCCGCGCCCAGTTCATCGAGAACAAGGCGCAGAAGATGCAGACGCCGCAGGAGCGCGACGCCTTCTACCTCGACATGGTGAGGAAGGGGCTGATCAACAAGGAGACGGCGGAGGAAATCATCAAGATGCGGGCCGCCCCTGCGGGGAAGAAGACATCCTTCAAGGAGGGAAGACTTTACAGGGATCCTACCAGTGGAGTAATGAAGGTGTACCGTAACGGCGCATTCGTATGAAATTCGACCCGACCAAAGCCGAGCCCATCGAGGATGACGTCTTCGATAAGTTCATGGACCAAATGAACGCCCGCTCTCAGTCCAAGCAGCTGCAGCAGGTGGCTGACTCGCTGCGAATGCTGCTGGAGATGACGCGTTCCGATTCAGAGACCCTGCTTTCCAAGTATAAGGAAGAGTTCGATGGGATGGTGAAACAGCGGGATGAGCAGTTGCAGGCCAAGTTGGCGGATGCCGTGATGGCTACGACGGGGAAAGTTGAGTCTGACGTTCAGAAGATGACGGGTAAGGTGACAGACTATTTTGATCGGGTCATGACTCGATCGGATACAATCTCCACTTCGCTTGGTCGGGTGGAAAAGATCGTAAAGGATTTGGCTGCTGCCCCGAAGAATGTAGATCCAGATAATGGGTCCATTCGCACCATCCTTTCCGAGGTATCCAACATCCGCGCTCAAATCGAGATGCCTCATGAAGACAAGATGGGGATTTTGATCGACATGGTTAGCGACCTGAAGAAGATGCAGTCCGATCTAAAGTCCGCAGTGCCTCCGAAAAAGTCGTGGACCTTCACCGTGGAACGTGACGACTTTGCCCGGATTAAGAACGTGACCGCCACCAGCGACTGACCATGGCCGACTCAACACTATCAAACCTGACACCGCTGACGTTGCCTTCACAGGCAACGGACCTGCTGCTGGTTGGCCGCGGAACCGCTCGCCCCGATAAGGTGACGCTGAGAGACGCGCTCAACTCGTCAGGGTTGGCGGCGACCACGACCGCGTACGGCGTGGTGCAGCTGGCGGCGAGCGGAGGGACTACTGCTGGTACGGCGGTGCAGGCGACGGATGCCCGGCTGAGCGACACCCGCAATCCGCCGGACGGGGATAAAGGCGACATCACGGTAGTTAGTGGCACCTCGTGGTCCATTGATAATGATGCAGTGACGTACGCCAAGATGCAGAATGTCTCGGCAGCGTCCAAGCTGCTGGGCCGTGGGTCTGCTGCAGGGGCGGGCGATGTCGAAGAGATCACGATCGGAACCGGGTTGTCGATGAGCGGGACCACGCTCAGCGCCACGGGCGGGGGTGGGGCACCGACGGATGCAGACTATCTCGTCAAGACGGCCAATGGATCGCTCAGCGCCGAGCGGGTGGTCAGCGACAGCACCAGTGTCGTCGCCAACTGGGCGACAGGTGGACAGGTCAGCTTTGAGCGGGCTGCCTTGACGGGTGATGTCACTGCGTCAGCCAATAACAACGCGACCACCATCGCCAATGATGCGGTGACGTACGCCAAAATGCAGAACGTCTCCGCCACCGACAAGGTGCTGGGGCGAGCGTCTGCTGGGTCGGGGGACGTTGAGGAAATCGCCTGCACCGCTGCTGGACGGGCTTTGCTGGACGATGCAGATGCCTCCGCGCAACGCACCACTCTTGGGCTGGGCACGCTCGCCACTCAGTCTGGTACGTTCAGCGGCACCAGCTCCGGCACCAACACGGGCGACCAGACTATTTCGCTAACAGGAGACGTAACTGGATCCGGCACGGGTTCGTTCGCCGCGACCATCGCGAATGATGCCGTGACCAACGCCAAGCTCGCCAATATGGCCGCGAGCACGATCAAGGCCCGCATCACGGCCTCGACCGGAGACCCCGAGGACGCCACGCTGACGCAGGTTCTCGATCTGGTAGGGTCTGCCGCGCAGGGCGATATCCTGTATCGCGGTGCGTCTACGTGGACGCGGCTGGGAGCTGGCACGAACGGCCAATACCTTCAGACGCAGGGCGCAGCAGCCAATCCGCAATGGGCCACCGTTAGCGGAGGAGGAAGTTCGGCTCAGGTGGACACATACACGACCACGGGCACGGTACACACTTGGAGCAAGCCATCTGGAGCGAAATCTGTCACTATCATCGCAGTAGGTGGCGGCGGCGGTGGCGGTGGTGGTGTTGGTAGTGCAGCGAGTACTAGTAATCGCCTCGGAGGAGCAGGAGGCGGAGGCGCAGCGTGTGCCAAGTTGGTTTATGAAGCCGATGCGCTGCCGTCATCGCTTTATGTCATTGTCGGTGCTGCTGGCTCGTCGGGCTCGGGAGGCGCCTCTGCCAATGGAAGTCCGGGTGGGGCTGGAGGCAACACTACGGTCGCAACGAATAACACCAATCCACCGACTGCTGGCATTTTGGCGATGGGTGGTGGTGGCGGTGGTGGTGTTATAGGTGGCTCCGGTGGAGGCACGGCGGGTGCAGGCGCAACGGGCGGAACTACAGGTGGATTGCCAGCGGCCAGCGCAATCCAGTATGCAATTGGCGGGCAAGGAGCGCGGGGTGGCACGGACATTAATCGCGCAGGGGTAGCGGAATGGGGCGGCGGCGGCGGCGGAGGTTCACGGAACGACGGCGTCCGACATTTCGGGGGAACGTCAATGTATGGAGGCGGAGGTGGTGGTGCCGGAGCGTTTCTTAACAGCGCAGGTGGCGGTGCTGGTGGATTAGCGGGAGGAGCGTCCGGTCGATACGAATACAACACCGACACATCTGCTGCGGGTGGAGGAGCTGCTGGCGGCGGCGCTGGGGCTGCGGCAGGAACTACTTACCCTGCTGGAGGTGGTGGCGGTGGCGGAAACACAGGCGCAGTCGGTGGCGCTGGCGGTTTCCCCGGCGGTGGCGGTGGCGGAGGTGGCGCACAAACGACTACTGGCGGCGCCGGTGGCGTGGGCGCAGCCGGGCGCTGCATCATCATCACTCACTTCTAACTTATGCCACAGATCAATCTAACGAGTAACGAATACACGTTTGAAACTCGGCCTGTTCTGTTGCCGAATTGGGAGACGGTTTCCAATGAAAGATGGAACGAACTCTTGGCTGGCGGCTGGACCCCCACGCTTTACGTGGAGTCCTACCGCGTGTCCAAGGACACGATTACGTCTCGCGTCCTCGACGCCGGCAAGATCCCGGACCTGATGGCGGTCATTGACGGGCTGAACGCGGAGGAGCAATTCCTCTGGACGAATTACGCTTGGTTTTGGAACAACAATCCGACGGCGATCGCCATCTGCGCGCAGCTCGGCCTCGACCCCGCCGTTATCTTGGCTCCCGATCCCTACCTTTCCTGACAATGAAATATATCCTCGCTTCTATCCTGTTTGTTGTTTCCTCGATTGCCCAGACAGGTGATACGGTCACTGTTAATGCCGGTCAACGGATGGCGTTCTCTGCTACTGCAGAAGGTACGCCGCCGCTGACGTGGCAGTGGAGTAAGAATGGGGTTGCAATTTCTGGGGCGACAAACTCCAGCTATACTATCGCTTCAGCAGCGACCACTGATTCTGGAACCTATCGAGTCAAAGCTATCAACTCTGCCGGGAACGCTGATTCCAACGCGTTGATTGTTAATGTCGTTGTACCAGCCATCGCTCCGAGGAATGTTGTAATCAGCCTGCTAGTTACGACCCCAACACAGAGTACTAGTTCGGCTCCGAGACTAACACAAAGTACCAGTTCAACTTCAGATCTGACTGAAAACGCCAGTCCGATTTTGCGCTCGCGTCCATCACTCGATTAACATGACCGATTGGTCTGCAGTCCAGCGTGACGAGGCTCGTAAGGTATACGAGTCGGAGATTGTTTCGCTCCGTAAAGAGTTAGATGTGGCCAAACAGGCACTGGAAAACGCGACCAAAGCTCGAATGACCAAACTGCCCGCCGCTGCTGCGACACGGCGTCGAGCGGGAAGCGACATCGTCCGAGTTATTATCCCTGATACTCATGGGTGCATGATCGATAAGGGGGCAATGGCCGCGATGCTAGCCGATATCAAAGCTTTAGATCCCCAAGAGATAATCTTGCTGGGCGATCACGTTGATTGCGGAGGATTCCTCGCCCAGCATCACGTTATGGGGTATGTTGCGGAGACCGACTACACTTACGAAGAAGATCTAGGGGCTGCCGCCGGGTTCCTCGACCAGCTTCAAAAGACAGCCCCACGGGCAAAGATCGAGTACCTCGAGGGAAACCACGAGCGTAGGGTAGAGACGTGGTGCGTAACGCAGGTGTTGCGCCATCGCAAGGATGCAGAAGGACTACGTCGTTTGCTGGCCCCAGAGTTCCGACTTCGCCTCAAGGAGAGGGGCATCAACTACTACCGGCAGGGTCAGTTCTACGACGAGTTGCCTGTGCCCGGCGTGATCAAGCGGGGGAAATGTTTCTTCTTCCATGGGGTGAGCACGGCCAAGAACGCGACAGCTGCGACGGTGTCGAAGATCGGCGGCAACTGCGTGTTCGGCCACACCCACCGGGCGCAGTCCGACATCGTCCGCCGCATCTCGACCGGGATCGTCGGAGCATGGAACCCCGGTTGCCTCTGCCAGCTGCAGCCCCTGTGGCAGCACACCTCCCCCACGGACTGGTCGCACGGGTACGCCGTGCAACTCGTGGCGCAGAGCGGATCCTTCCTCCACCTGAACATACCCATCATCGATGGCGAAAGTCATTTCGCCGCGTTGTTAAAACTGTGAACTGGAAATCTCTCGTTGAAGCTCAGAACAGAAAAACCTACGTGCTCCCACAAGGATGGGATTCCCGCGATAGGGTGGCTGAGCAGTTGGAGTGTAGCGTAGATAACGTCCGGGTCTTGCTTGGCCCTGCAATCCGCAACAAGACGGTGGAGGTACAGCAGTTTCCGGTTTGGGATGATGTGACTAAAAAGGTTGTTCGGGTTACCGCCTATCGTCGTCGTAACCTATCCATAAAGAAATGAACGACTACCTCCTGCTCGACGGGTCCGATTACTTCTTGTTGGAGGGAGCGGACCGGCTGATCATTGGTGTCCGCGCCCCTGATAAAGGGGGTGGGGCTGGAGGCGCAAAGCGGAAAAAACGTCGCGCGCTTACCATCGAGCAGGACGATGACGAGGTAATGCAGGTTATCCGACGGATGATGGAGATCATCGAATGAACCGGACGGAACTTGCTTCTCATTTCCCTCAGTGGTGTCCCCCGTTCTTCTACGATAATACCTACGCGAAGCCCAAGTTATCATGGCTGACGGACAAATTCTGGCCGTGGTTCAAGACGGTACGGTGGAAAAATAACCTCAGTAACTGGACTCGAAAGAACGACTGCGATAACTTCGCCCGAGCATACTGCGTCCTTGCCCAAGACGCCCATTCTGATACCCCATTCGGGGATGAAGAGGGGTTGGCAGTAGGTGAGTTCTGCTACGTGAGATCTACTGGGGAGCCGCATGCAATTGTTGTAGCACTGACTGATGTCGGTTTAGTTTACATTGAGCCGCAAACCGGGGAGGTTCTCACCCTTACCCAACAGGAGAAAACATCATGCTTCCGCGTATCATTCTGACTTGCGTCTCGCTATTAATCTTGACGACTCTTTCCGCGTGCCGGTCAGTACCGGACAAACCTCCATTTGTAGACTACGCTCCGCCTTCCCCATGAACAAAGAAAAAACGCTCAAGTGGTTGTCCCTCGCCGGGAAAGGTCTCGGCTTTATCACTGGCCTCGGTGCCATTCCGTTCGTCCCACCGCAAACTGGCATCCTGATTTTTGCCGGTGCTTCTATCCTCAAGGACGTGGTCAACCGAATCGGAGATCTTGCCGACGACGGCAAGGCCAACGACTCGTTCAAGCCCTAACTTGCGGGCGTCGTGAGCACTCCCGCCATGTCCGCGTTTGATCCGCACAGCAATGACGCCATGTTCGCCCGGGTGCTCGCCAAGTTGGACGAGCATGGCGAGGTGCTCGACGAGATCCGCAAGGCTGGTCAGCAGACCGAGCGGGAGATCGAGTCCCTCAAGTCATGGCGGGACAACTTCCAAGGACGCATCACGGTGCTGGCGGCGATCATCAGTCTGGCCGCCGCCGGCATCGTGAGCATGATCGTCTCGGCCTACAAGGGCTAGGTCCGGTTCAGCTCCCACTTGGCGGGCTTGCCCTGCGCTTCCTCCAGCTGGGTCTGGCGTGCGGTCCACCACTTGGAGCAGCTGTTGCAGTGGATCACCCGGGTGTGGATGTTCGCACCGCCGGCGACCGGCTCGCCCTGCCGGTTGTAGACCAGAGGGCTGTGCATGCTGCTCAGGTTCTTCGCTCCGAAGATGAAGCGGCAATCCTCCCGGTCCTCTGGGCAGACCGGGCAGTCAATCACGGCGACGGAAGGTGCCTTTGGACTTTCCGCCAGTAAGGGTCGGGGTCTTTTCGCTTCCACCCGTTTGGTCCGTACCTCCAGACCATCGCGTAGTCCCGCATCGTTGGTGGGCGATTGAGCCGCTTCTCGGTCACGTAGTGATTCAGGTAACTGGTCGCTATTTTGCATGATGTTTCTCGGTTGAAGGTGTCCGACCGGCTGAAATGCTGGCCGGTAATGCGGTGTACATCCCGCAGTAGGATTGAGGTAATCTGTAAGCAGCCTGTTTCACCATTCGGTCCAATGGCCCAGTTGTTGCCGGAGCTTTCCACGGCAATCAAGGCTGGCAGTAGGACATCCAAGTCCGCGGATCGCGCCATTAATGGCAGCAATGCCAAGAATGTAAGTATAGCTAGTCTCACAAAACCTCCTTCATCTTTTGGTAGTTCAGCATAATCTGGGTCATAATACTTTGTTCGTCGCCCCGTTGCTTTAAGGTCTCGATCACCACATCATCAATTGTACCGGGAACCACGATGCGGTAGATCTCGGGCGCCTTGGTCTGGCCCTTGCGGATCACGCGACCATTGAACTGGTCGTACAATTCCCGCGACCACGTCAGGCTGTACCACACGACCACCCGCCCGCCACCCTGCAGGTTGAGCCCGTGACCGAGGCTGGCCGGATGGGCGACCAACACCGGGATCTCGCGATTGTTCCATCGGGTTTCCAGATCGTCGCCCAAGGTGGAGGCAGCCACCGCACCGGGGATCTCCTTCACGATCCGCTCCACCTCATGGACGTAGTTCGCCGCAACGAGCACTGGCTCATCGCGGAAATCCTGCACGACCTTCTTGAGCATCGCAATCTTCCGGTCATGCACTACTTCGTACCCACCTTCGGCGTTGTACACCGCACCGCCGCAGACCTGCAGCAGCTTGTTCACCAGCACAGCCGCGTTCACCGCCGTGATCTCCCGGTTGTTGATCAGCGCCAGCATGTCCTTCTCCAGCCGCTTGTAGGTGGACAGGGCCGTGTCCCGGATCGGGGTATGCAGATCCTCAAGGTAGATGTCAGGCAGCTTGAGGTGGTCGCTGGTGCGAAGGGTAAACGTGATGTCCGCAATGCGCCGATAGATCTCGTCGGGCGATCCGGCGCGGGGCTGCCAGTCGTACTGCATGTAATCGACCGGATAGAACCAGCGGTTGCGGAAGTGGGAAAAGCTGCGGCCAAGTCTTTCCCCGCCATCAATCAGCCGAACCTGACCGAACAGTTCCATCAGGCTGTTGGGTCGAGGCGTGCCGGTCAGACCCCAGCGGATGTGACCAGAGGTGATCTTGGGCATCAGGTTTTTGATGCGCTTCGAGGCGTGGTTCTTGGCCCGCGTAACCTCGTCAAAGATCAGCACGTCGAACGGCGCCAACGTGGTCAACTCATCCAGCCGTTCGTAGTTGATGAAGTACAGGTGCGCCTTGCCCGAAGGCTTGGTCCCCCGGATGTGCTCGGTCTTCATCCACGCAAACTCATCCCACTTGGCCACCTCGTTGGGCCACGTCATCCGCGCCACCCGCAACGGCGCCACGACCAGCGCGGACTTGATCGCGCCGTCAGCAAACAACTCGTTCAGTGCCGTCAGGGTCGAGGCGGTCTTGCCCAACCCAAGACCTACGCAGCAGTAGGCGTTCCGCCGGTTCACCAAGTAATACACCATCTCCTTCTGGTACTCTTCCAGTTGCAGCTTCATGAGTGGCCGAAGGTTTCTTGGATAGTTTTCATGGCGTCTTCCCAACCAGCTGCCCACTTGGCTACCACGATATCGCAAGATGCGTGCGTGTTGATCCTGCTGATCTCCCAAAGCTGGAGTGGGGTCGGCTTCTTGCCCTTCTGTTTCAGCTCAAGGAACAGCACGCGGCCCGGGCCGATGATAACCCGATCAGGAACCCCACGATGCGAGGGGGACGTGAACTTGTAGGTGAGCAGTTTGTGGTCGTTGCAGTACTTGACCACCCGCTGCTCGATCCCTGCCTCGGTCATTCCAATACCCTCTCGATCTTGGCCCACCGATCCCGGTGCTGTTGCTTGGCAATTCGACCGAGCAATCTGCTGAGGATGCTGCGCCGCTTGAGGCCGATCAATTCCAGCACCACCAGCCGGCGAAGATCCGGCAGGTTGATCCCAAGCAGCATCACCTCGTTCAACCGGGTCCAGTTGCCGAGGTGATAGCTGAGTCGCTCGGCGTCCTTGCTGGTCAGGACCATTGGCTGCTCGAAGATCTGGTACTTGGAGGGAACTCTCATTTGTTCAGCGCCCGGATCAACTCGTCGGCGTGCTCGACGGCGATGCGGCAGCAGCACTCCATGCAGGACTCGCCCTCGCGGCGGCCATAGTACTTGCGCCCGCCACCCTCCATCCCCTCGCCCTCCATCTCCTCACCCTCCATCTCCTCACCCTCCATCTCCTCACCCTCCATCTCCTCACCTTCGTTGGCCTCCTCTTCGGACTCCATGTCCTTCGGGTCGGACAGGATCGCCTGCATCGCAAGCGCGGCGAAGTACTCGCGCTTGGTCAGGCCATTTTCTTCGTGGTTCTTCAGGTCATTACCGTCGGTTCTCATTTTGCGTAGTAGGCTACAGACTTTGCCTCCGCTTTAAGTGGTAAGCCTTGCGCCCACGGAGGCAGGGATTGCAGGGCCGAGGCGAACTGCTGGGGAGTTACGCCGTCCGAGTGTATGGCTAAGGCTTGATCGTGGATCAACGCGAAAGGCGTCATCCGCTCGGCCTCGGCGGTGCGGGCACCATGGGCCATGAGGTCAGCGGCGATTGCCTGACACACGTTCTCGAAGATCTTCGCCCCGTACAACTTGATTCGCCCGAACGCCGCGCTCATGGGCAGCTGACCCCAGTAGGTGATCTCACCGTTCTCGATTGCCGGGTCGAGATACGCAAGCTTGCGTCCTGATGGCAACGTGATGGTCAGATACTTCTTCTTGGTTCCCTGCAGCCACTGAATCTTGAAGGCCATGCGGATTCCGTGCTTACCCAGCCGAATGGTAGTGCCGATATTGTTGGTCAATGCATCCCGGCACAGGCTATCAAACGTATTCCACGTCTTCCAGATCCCGCGATGCGCCTCACGGAAAGTCTTCACAGCCTTCTCGGACAGAGCAGGATCGATGGTGATCCCCCGCTGCTCGCACGACAACGAGAACTTGGCCATGCCCATGCCGTAGGATAGGCCGAGGATGGCCTGCTTCCCAAGGTCTCGTTGGTCCGACGTGACCCGGTTCTCCGGCACGCCGAAGATCTTGGCCGCCATCGCCCGGTAACGATCACGTCCCAGCACGTAGTCCTGCAGCGCCTCGGTCTCGCCGCCCAACCAGCAGGCGATGCGCGCCTCGATGGCGTTGTAGTCAGCGTCCAGCATCCGCGACCCCGGAACGTGGATGAAGTGCCGGATGCAAGAGGCGATCACCTCGATGGGCTCACCGTACACAGCGTTCATCTCCTCCGCAGTGATGCCCTCGCACAGCGCACGGTAGGCGTCAGGGGTGAGGCGGCGCATGGTCGGCGTCGCCTTCTTGACGTTCTGGATCTGCGGACCACCCGCTGACCACCGGCCTGTGCCCGTGCCGTAAAACTTGAACACGCCGTGGATCCGCCCGTCGGGGCAGACCCAGTCCAGCATGGTGTCCACCTTCTTCACCGCGGCGAACGACAGCTGGATGTACAACTGGATGGCACGCTTCGCCTTCGGGTTCACCATCGTCTGGCTCAACTCGCCCAGCGTTTCGGCCTGCATGTCGGGCACCTTCGTCCCGCTCTCCCGCTGCAACCACAGCCGTACCTTGTCCCGCTGGGTCAGGTTGAGTCCGGTCAGTTCGCGGAACTCGGCAAGGGCGGAGCGACTAACCTCATCGATGATGCGCTTGGCCGTGTTCAACGCCGGCACATTCACAGGGATTCCGATTCCGTTCATCCGCATCGTGAACAACCACGTATCCAGATTGCCCGCATCAAAGTCGAACATCCCCTTGAGCTGCGTGTAGATCTCGCGCTCCACCTGCACGTCACGGCGGCAGTAGTCCGCAAAGTTCTTCCATTCCTCTGGCTCGGAAGCAGGGTCCACGAACTCGCCGTTCTCCTGCGGCAGGCTGAACAGGCGGATCAATCCTTTGCCCCGCGCATCCTTCTGCACGTCCAGCTCCAGCATCTTGGCGCACTTCTCCAGAGACTCGGGCAAGCCTGCCATGCGAGCCATCGCCATCGTGCATCGCCACTTGTGCATCGGGATCCTCGGTTCAAATCCAGTAGCCTCCATGACAGGCTGCTCGAACGGTGCGTTGTGAGCATAGATTTCATCCGCCGCCTCCAGATATTGCAGCGCCTCGGGATCAGACCTGACCCCGGCGTTAGCGAACTTGGGGTTCACCCATAGATACACTGGATCATTGCCGACCCCCAGCGCGGTGACTGCGCACATCAGGATCTCGGTCGTCGGGTCGTTGGCGTAGCGATACGCGCCCACCGCCGGAAGATCCGCCCGTGACCGAGTCTCTATGTCGACCAGTACCTTAAACTTGTGGTTCAAAAGTGGTGGGCCACCACTAACGCAGGTTGCCCAGTCTCGGTGAATAACTACCTTCCTATCTTAATCCCCGTCACTCGGGTTACCGAGGTCCGGGAAAGCTTTGTAGAAATCCTCCTCCGTCAGTTCGAGCAGGTCGATGAGACGGATCGAGGCAACGTGTCGCCGGATCAATGACGCGGCGACCGGGTCTTCGGACAGTTCACGGGCAAGGCGCCGCGACTTCTCAAGCGGCGTTTCAGATGGCGCTTTCATCCTCGTCGGGCAGGGCGGTGAACTCCTTGGTCACGTCGACCGCACCCTCGCCGAACTGCGCGCCGTCCTTGACGAACTGGATGGCCCGCAGCTGGGCGTTGATGCGCTTGCCGTAGTTATTATCTTGAGCCCACAGACGGACCGTCGCGTTAACCACGCAACCAGCGTACACCTTGTTGTCCGACTCGATGATCTTCTCCATCAGGCGGCCGACGACCTCGGGCTTCTTGTCACTCCGGGCGGAGATGAACATGACGCCGGGGCCGTAGCCATCCACGTCGGCCTTCTCGGTGCCATCACGCAGGCAGATCTTCGGGGGCTGCTTACCCTTGAAGGACTCCTTCACGATGCCAGCGATGACAGCGCGAACCTTTTCGATTTCCTCGGCATTGCCCTTCTTGTCGAGGATGAAGCTCGCTTGGTAGCTGGGCTTCGAGTTGGCGTCGGGGCCGGTGCGAGGCTGCCAGAGGGCAGGGAACGACAGGCGAACTTTGTTTAGCTTAACGGTGGTTTCCATTTTGGTTATCAGTCTAACGGTTTCAGGCCATTGTTGGGATCAAACGAGAGCGCGGGACGAGGATCGTCCGCCGTCACCAAAGTCGGTTTGCCCTCGGGTCTGATGATGAGACTCTCCATCCGGTTGTTGAACCGGGCAGAGAGAAGTTGTCCCTTGAGTGCCCGCTCCGCAGCAGCGGGCGAGATCAAGGGTGAGCGCGGGCGCATCTCGTTCATGCCGAGATACTGGCTCAAAAGTTTTTGCGCGGCCTCTTCGTCCCGCCATTGGCGGTTTGTTTTACCACTCACCAGCTTCATGCCGGCAGGCTCGGCACCACGCATTAGGTCGTTAACCTCTTGGTCCTCGACCGCCTCCAGCCATTTGGCCAACACTTTCTTGGCCTTCAGCACCTGCACCCGCTGTTCACGGGTGAGCGTTCCGGGATGGGGCAACTCGATGACGCGGGCCTCGGCCGGCAGGGCAGCAAGCCCCTGCGTTGCGAAGGCGGAGCAGAACCCCTTGGCTGGGCAGAACTGGCAGGCTTTGTCGCTCGGATGGAACTCACCCTTGCCACTCAGCACCAGCTCGGCCTTGGCCTGCAACTCGGCGGCAAGCTTCGCCAACTCCGGCCGCGTCAGCTTCCAAGTGCGGACGGCTTCCGGATTGTTCCGGTCACGCGGCTGCACGATGGTCATCTGCACGGTCATGTCGGGCTCGAAGTCCATGATCTGTTCCCATGACTGGATCAGGGACTCGGCGTAGATCGCCAGCTGGGTGTTGCCCTCGGCCTCCACGCTCACGCCCTGCCCATACTTCAGGTCGAAGATCTGGACCGAACCGGGGTGGATGATCGCTGCATCCACAATCCCACTACGATGTGGGAGGTAGAACAGGTTAACAGGTTGCTCCACATAGAGCACGCTCCGGATCCTCCAAGACGGCCGGCGCAGGGGCGGCAACGGGTCAGTCGCCGCGAAGACAAGCTCCGTGTACTTCTTGATGTGCTCCATCATGTCGGGCGCCACTGGGCCGGGATCCTCAGCATTGAGGATCTTGGCGGCGATAGCATGCGCGACCGTGCCCTCGTCAGCGTAGGTGCTGCTGTCCTTTGGCAGCTCATCGGCATGGTCGACCAAGAACTGCGGTGACGCAGTGCAGACCGACCACCGACCCGACGCAGAGGGTCCGAGGTTGATGGCTTTAGGATCCCGAAGCATCGGCAAGGGCGGCGTTGAGGGCGTCGAACAGGGCGGCGTAACGGTCGGGCGGGCACTCGGTGATCCGACGAATGCCAAACTCTTTGTTGATTCGGAGGATGTCTGGAAGGCGCTTGGCCTGCAGCAGCTTCTGGGCAGCGACGCGCAGGTCCGCCTCGGTCACCTCTTTGGTGGACCCGTCCGGGACGGCCGGCGCAGGGGCGGCAACCTCAGCGGGCTTCGTCGCTTCCGGCGTTTCGTACATCTGGTACTTCACATTGTCGTCATCGGTTTGGGAAACCACAGGCTTCGCATTGCGGAGCGCAGCGGACAGGTTGTCGATGGCGGTGGTCAGGTCGCGGATGGCTTGTTCGATTTGCATGTTGTTCAGGTAAGAAAGTAGTGAATCGTGGCACAGATCAGCAGGGCGATGATGATGCTGCTGACTGCCAGTTGGATCAGTTCGTGGTTATCGTTGTCGTCGTTTTTCATCGGGGGGTGAAGATGGCGAAGGGTCCGTTCTCGCGAAGACTGAGGTCCGCCTCGAAGGCGAAGCGCAGGACCGCATGGAACACCCCCTTGTGGGAGCGGAAGTCATCCATGATCATGACGCCGCCATTGTTGAGCAGCGGCAGCGCGTGCTGCAGGTCGGCGTAGACATCCAAGTACTGGTGACTGCCGTCGATCACGATGATGTCAGCGGAGACGCCGATGTGCTTGAGGATACGCAGCCCGTCGACGCTGGTCTGCGGGATGGGGTAGACACGGCCGGCATGCGGCGAGGACGCCACGTTGTAGAGCCACTGGTTGTACAGCGTAGGATACCCGTGCTGGCGGGGAACGTGGTTCTCACTGCGCTCATCGTTCAGCAGGTGGTCCGAACCACCGAGCCAAGTGTCGATGCAGTACAGCTTGCCCTCCGGATTCTCCATGAGCGAGGCGAGGTGCAGGCTACCCTGCCCGTACCATGAGCCGACCTCGATCACGTTCTCGGGGTCGACCGACTTGAACATCTCGGCAAAGACCGGATGGGTTCCGTTCCAGCCGCGGGCGTCGCGGCTCAGCCCCAAGACCGAGGGGTCGGGGCACAGTTCACTGACAGGCTTGGGTTGATACATCGCCGCCTAGACAGAAAGTGTTGAGCCCGTGCGTCAACACTTTTCGTAAAAAAATTACAGCACCGAGGAGCGGAGGGTAGCCTCGGCCACCGGATCACCCGTGAAACCATTGACCCAGAGGGAATGCTTGGCGCCCTCGATGACGTGCCGCCCAGCGTTGACGAACCCCTTCTCCCGCAGCACGGCGGCCAGACCCTGATCGGTGAAGACCGGAAGCCGGTCGGTCGGCATGACCCCACGCAGGGCGGTGATGCTCACCAAGTCGGGCGACACCAGCGCATGGCTCCGATCATCGAGCGCATCCTGCACGGCGGAGGACAGCGGCGTCGCCGTCGCCTGCGCTAGCTGCTTCAGGTACGGGGTTACAGGCGCCCGCCCGTCGGGCTTGAAGTCCGGCGAGATCTTGCGCTGCTCGAAGAAGGCGCGGATGCCGCCGCCGTGGGTCGAGACCAAGCGGTAGAGATCCTCGAAGAGCGGCTCGCCCCCGATGTTGCGGATGTCAGCTGCCGTCTGCAGCGGGCTCTGCACCACGAAGTAGCGGCGGTCCTCATCGTGAACGGCAAGCGCGTCGTGATGGTTCGTGAACATCAGGTAGTTCGCGACGTTGGGTACCGTCGTGACCGGCTCGTACAGGTTGCGCACCGAGACGAAGTCATCGCTGATGCAGGGCTTCATCTTGTCCATCACCCGGTGTCGGTTGGCCCCGACGATCCGGATCTCATCGAGCACAGTCAGCTGGTAGCCGGCCGCCCACCCGTTGTAGGTTCCCTCAAGGACGTGCTCGGCGGACAGACGCTGCACGTTGGTCGGCCCCAGCGCCGCCGTTGCTACCGCCGCCCACAATCCCTTGCCCGCACCGACACCGCTCTGAACCACGGGAACCCAGCGGATCTTGCGGCCCGGCTTCTGCACCATGTAGGCGATGAAGTCCAAGAACACGCTGGCATACTTGGGCGAGAAGAGAACGTCGGCGTGCGGGATCAGCCGGTTCACCACCTCGGCCAGCTGCGACTGGTCGGGAGCCGGGAAGCTGGCCCGGTACGTGTTGATGTAGGGACAATTCTCCGACACGATGAACCGCTTGGTCGTCGACGGATCGTAGCGCAGGTTCTCCACCACCTTGATGTTCATGTTGTGGATCAGGTAGTCGCGTGCCCTGATCTCCGGATCCGGAGAGCGGTAGATCAGGTCAACCACCTCGGGCCGCATCTTGCGGTTGTCCACGAACCGGAAGAACAGGTTGCTCGCCGTCAGGAACACCACGTTGTTGGCCCACGGCGGCGGCTCCGAGTCACGGCTGGCCCGCTGGGCAGCGGCGATGTGCCGCTTCACGTCGGCGGTCAGCGTGGCGGCGGTGACGCCGCGCAGTTCACGCTGGCGGTACACGCGGGCCAGCGCCCCGATCAGGGTGGCCTGCTTGATGGGGCCGATCATCGAGGCGACCTTCGCCACGCGCCGGGTTGCATGGTCCACCAGTTCCTCAGTCGAGCGGGCGGATGACTCGATCCACACCAGCGTGGACTGGTACAGCTGGTCGGCCATCGCCTTGTTCTCCCAGCCTGCCTCCTCCGCCAGCTTGATGACGCTGCGAATGGTGATGGGTGCACGGTTCTTGGTCTGACCGTCAAACGAATCCCACCGACGGCGCACCTCCTCATCGCCCGGGTACTTGACCTTCCCGCTCTGGGACCACGCATTCCAAACGTCAAAACCTTGGTCACCGAACTGGTGCTTTAGTCCCATGCCAATCTCCAGCCACTGCTGCATCGAACAGTCGGCATCGATTCGGGTCAGCGCCTCCGATATCGTGTCCGTCGTCAGCCCTTCAAGGGGTGAGCGGAGGAACAGGAGGTCGCCCATTTCCGGCTCCACCGGCGAGGCAACTACGTCGGTCACCAGATTGCCCAACTCGAACCGCTCACCGTCGGTCTTGACGTGGATGACGGGAGAGTCGGTCGCATCGGAGCAGACGACGGGCAGGAACATCGGCTGCACTGGGATCTGCGACTCACGGGTGACGCCCGACATGCCGAGCAACCCGGCGATGGCGTTCACGGCGTTGCCGTACGAGGCGATGGGCAGATCACGGGTCTCGACCACCACGCGCAGGCGGGCGGAGCCCGGCATCGAGCGGGCGGTGTGGTAGACCACGCTGTTGAGGTTGCCCAGCCGCAGGAAGCAGTCGCTGTCCAGCAGGCGCTCGGCCTCCACCGGGTCATCGATGTCGAGGAAGATGAGGTTGGCAGGCAGCGCCATCTCGGTACGCCGGGCGCTGGGCGAGGTGGCGAAGGTGGCGGCAACTAAGTAGTCGGTCGCCTTGGCTTTCATCTGCTTGTCCTTCGGCAGGGAGAGCAGTTCGCTTTTGGTGAGCGGCAGCATCGC